GAGAAATGAACAAGTTTCTGCACGTTGGTCCGGGTGGGGTAAAGTGCGCGTGTTGCTTCCCCGCTCCGAGTTCGAAGGAGCGGCGTTACTATTTTCGCGTCGCCAAGAGGAAGCAGGCTCGCGCCCATTGGGCTTTGGAAAAGCAGACCGAAATGAGGACTTACTAATGGGTTACCGAATCCTGCCAGAGCGCGATGCGAAGTATCAGCCTCGCAAGGGTCTTGAAGGTCCCTTCTTCTATCCCGGCTCAGTTTTGTATTATGATCCCAAGGAAGGCAAGTACTGGGATCCAACCACGGACTTCTATATCCCCACCGAGGAAGTGGAGTCCATCAAGCAGCGAATTTTTGATATTATTCGTAGATAAAAGCTTGACTTTTGGGTTGAAATTAGTTATTCTACAATCTCTTTCAGCAACTATCTAATTGGAGAAACACATGTCTGTTGTTAAGATTAAGGTCGGTAAGTGGCGCAATCAGCCGATTACGGACAAGAGCTTCAAGCTCGTCAAGGGGTTTCAGATTGGTCGTAAGGGCGGGTATGTTACCGTCCGCAATGACGGTGCTTACGAAGTTGATGCCAGTGTAATTCGCATCAAGGTTTCCGGCCCTGAAGATATCGAAATTGTCGAGACTGCAACGGAAGACGATGTGACTGGTACTGATCTGGAAACTGATGATCAGATTATCTCGCGCATTCGCAATCGGTTTCATGTTCTGGACAAGATGGCTGCTGCCTGCATCGAGGACAAGATCCGCGCATTGATCGTGACGGGCCCTCCGGGCGTTGGCAAGTCGCACGGTGTCGAGCAGCAGCTGGCGCGTTCTAACTTCATGAATTCTCTGCGAGATCGCCGTCAGCATGAGGTTGTTCGTGGCACTATCTCTGGTATCGGCCTGTATGTTCTTTTGCACGCCAACAGTTCGCCTGGCTCCGTGGTCGTGTTTGACGACTGTGATGTCTGGGAAGATCAGGATGCTCTGAATCTTCTGAAGGTTGCATTGGATACCAAGAAGAAGCGTCGGCTTTGCTGGAACAAGGTTAGCAGCTATCTTGACAAGCATGATATCCCGAACAACTTTGAGTTTGAGGGTACCATCATCTTCATCACCAATGTGAACTTCAAGAACGGTCGTCGCACTGGCAAGATGGCTCCGCATATTGATGCACTGCGTGATCGTTGTCACTATCTGGATCTGACGATCAACACTGCGCGTGACCGCATGCTTCGCGTTCGTCAGGTGCATCGTGATTGCCCGGGCGGTTTGTTTGCCGATCATGATCTCAACGCCGAGCAGAGTGACGAGATTCTGGACTTCATGTGGGAAGAGCGTGATCGCCTTGGAGATGTTTCGATGCGTCTTGCCAAGAAGATCGCTGATCTCTACAACATTGATCGTGAGGGCTGGCGGATGCTTGCCAAGACTCTCTGCGCCGCATAATAAGCTGACAGTGACTCAACTTTGGGAGAGCAGAAATGCTCTCCCATTTTATTTGTATTTTGATCTCATAGGTTCTATAATTTCAAGATTGACCTAAAGATTCATTATGAGCGATCTAATTAACAGGATAAATAAATGTATAAATTTAATGGCTCATCTATGGCATCTATTTATAAAACTATCAATCTTGTTAACAACAAGATTAAGGAAATAGTAGCTGCTATCGAAAATGAGGTTGCCATCGCAACTGCAATTATCAAGCGCAAAACAGGAAGATATAATAGAGAAAAATTGTGCAAACAGTAAAACTTGAAATAAAAGACGAAGTGAACTGTAAGTTCCATGGTTTAGATCTACCAACGCGCAAGGCTTTAATGAAGAAGTTTGAATTCGAAGAACCGGGTGCAAGATTTAGACCTGCATTCAAATTAGGCAGATGGAATGGTAAAGTAACATACTTTACTCTAGGCGGATCAACCTACATTAATCTATTGTCAGAAATTTTGCCTCTGATTGAAGAGGCAGGGTATGAAATTGAATTAGAAGATCATAGAACGTATCAAACTTCTTTTGATTTTACTCAAGTTGATGAAAACACGCTTGCATCTCATGCGTGGCCGCAAGGACATGAAAAAGCAGGACAGCCAATAGTTCTGCGTGATTATCAAATCAAAGTCATCAACGAATTTTTGACCAACCCACAAAGTATCCAAGAGGTCGCGACCGGCGCAGGAAAAACAATCACTACGGCAGCACTCAGCTATAGCGTCCAAAACTATGGCAGAAGTCTGGTTATTGTACCTACAAAAACATTGGTAGTTCAGACAGAAGAAGATTACAAAAATGTGGGACTTGATGTAGGTGTATACTTTGGCGACAGAAAAGATTACAATAAAACTCATACTATCTGCACTTGGCAAAGTCTGAATAAACTGTTAGAAGAAGATTCGGAACTCACGCTTGAACAGTTTGCTGAAGGTGTGGTCTGTATAATAGTTGATGAAGTCCATTCTGCAAAGGCCTCTGTATTGAAGTCTATGCTCACTGGCGCTCTATCTAAAATACCCATCAGATGGGGATTGACCGGCACGATTCCAAAATCAGATTATGAAGCTCTGGCACTTTTTGTGTCTATCGGCAATCTTACAGGAAAACTTACCGCAAGAGAACTGCAAGAGAGAGGCGTACTGGCAAATTGCCACGTTAACATAGTTCAACTCTGTGATAATGGAGTTTTTAAGAACTACCAATCAGAACTTAAGTTTCTGCTGGAATATCAACCACGATTAGACAAGATCGCAGAATTGATTAATGGAATACGAACTACTGGTAACACCTTGGTTCTAGTAGATAGAATAGGCGCTGGCAAAGATCTATTATCAAAAATACCAGATTCGGTATTTGTCAGTGGAGAGACTTCTCTGACTGAGCGTAGAGAAGAATACGCAGAAATTAAAACCAGTGATAACAAAGTGATTGTTGCGACATACGGAGTTGCATCAGTTGGAATCAATATTCCTAGAATCTTTAATCTAGTACTGATCGAACCTGGTAAAAGCTTTGTACGGGTTATTCAGAGCATAGGTCGAGGGATTCGCAAAGCTGAAGACAAAGACAGTGTGGAGATATGGGATATTGCCAGTACTTGCAAATTTGCCAAGCGTCATCTCACTCAGAGAAAATCTTTTTATAAAGAAGCCAAATATCCATTTACGTTAGAAAAACTCAGATATTGAGTAATCTAAGCTTGACATATTCAACACATTACTATAGGCTTTTCATATGCATATATTAACCCTAGAAAACAACTGTAGTTACAATTTAGAAAATTTGCCAGAAGAAATCGATGACCTTAGATTTGCAATACTGGACAACTCAAACCCACAGAACGTAGACTATCATTATATTCCACTGGTATTTCTGGAGTCCTTCAATTCTGCTGCGGTAGTGTTGAAGATAGGAGACAGAACAGTCAAAATGCCTCTAGACTGGCAAGTTCTGATTGGAGAGTATGAATGTGGAGATCTTGAAACTCTGTCGCTTTCAAGTCTGAATGATCGTGGATTTTCGGTTTTTGAGTTCAACCCTCTGAGTTCTTTTAGTCCCACCTTTTTGCCAATTGAGATCGTGGACATCTATTATGACATCACTTGGTATGCTCCTAGACTGCGTAATGGTCAATTCTTGTGCGTGCCTATTGACGATGGTCCAAAGCCTCGCTGTGTGTACTTTGTAAAAGAAGTCAGTAGAAATTCTGAAATAGTGGATTACAATCAGGTATTTTGAGGTACGTATGAAAGTTTTATATCGCTGGCTAGCAAACAAGATACTTAATCTCCCTAAGTATGAAAACGTAAATGTATATAATCCAGTCCCGACTATGGAATATCCAAGGACAAATATACAGAAACCTTATACAATGTACATCATGGTTCATCGTGCAGTGTCTGGATACGTAGTTGAATTTAGAAAAAATGAGACAACGCTTGATAAAGAATCATCTACTTCTGGTTTACATATCGTCACTGACGATCAGGATTTAGGGCAAGAAATCAATAGAATTATGACGTATGAGATGCTACGATGATCAAGTATGGTATTAAAGTTCCTTGGTTAGACGGGGAGTACATGTGGGTAACTGAAGGTGATCCTAAGTTTCAGCTTAGGCCTGTTTTATATTATTCACATGATGAAGCAACCAGGATTGCCGAGACTGTATGGGGAGAAGGTGCTATAGTAGCGGTGTATGACGAACCCAAAGAAGACTAAATTAGCTGAGGAGATGAAACTCCCTTCTCAAGATTTCGATCTATTTAAAGCACTTGAAGCAATAGATCGTAAAGACTATGCATATTGGGACAGACTCAGTTCTGAACAGCAAAAAAAGTTTGTACCGTTCATGATGTTGAAATGGGTAAGCATGGTAAATGGCAATGCTAGAATACAGGAATATTACGTAAGAAGTGCAGATTATCATGCTAACAAGCATTTTTTATCTAGTGAAATCGCTAAGCATCCAAAACTACAGTGGTTGATGCTATGCGCGAGTAGCCCTGGATTAGGCAAACAATTTCGTCAGTGGCTACCACATATTAGAGACGCAGTGTCAAGATTGAAAGATGATGCAAAAAACAGTGAGATCAAAGATTTTTACAAGAAAGTTTATCCAAATGGCAGCGAAGATGACTATAGTGAGATAGCATCAGAATTCGTTAAACAGCAGAAACGAAAGAGATTTTTAGCAGAAATTTATCCAGGAATGAAAATAGATGACATCGAACAACTCAATCAATTCATTACTGATCATGACATCGAACAGTACAAAAAAGACTCTGGCCAAACCTAAGCACGTTTGTGAGTTTTGTGATAGAGAATTTGTGCGAGAGAAGTCATTTCTAGCGCATATATGTGAGTACAAGTTTCGCTGGCAAGATCGAGACAGTAGAGTCAATCAACTAGGCTTTCAGTGTTGGCTAGATTTCTATAAGCGAAACAGCACGCCTAAAACCAGAACTTACATGGACTTCATAAACTCGCCATATTATACGGCCTTCGTTAAATTTGGCAAGTACTGTGTCGATGTCAAAGTCATCAATGTGTTACAGTATTGTCAATGGCTACTGAATTCCAAGATTAGTATTGATCAATGGGCACAAGATACCAAGTACGATCAATTTCTTCTAGAATATTTACGCGACGAAAATCATTTGGATGCTATAAGCAGAAGTATTCAAACTACCATTGATCTATCTGAAACTTATGGAATTTTGCCAAAAGACGTTCTAAGATGGGGAAATTCTAATAAGATATGCCATGAAATTACCAAAGGCAAAATCAGTGCATGGATGCTATATCAGTGTGGATCTGGAATTGAGTTCATGGAAAAACTGAATGATTCTCAGAATAAGTTAATTTTTTCGTATATCAATCCAGAAAATTGGGCGATCAAATTTCATAGATATCCTGAGCATGCTAAAGAAGTTAAAAGTCTTCTTGATCAAGGAGGATATTGATGCAAGTTCCTAAGAATTTTGACGACTTTGATCATGATGATCCTAATGTGAGCTTTCACAAAAAACGCTGGCAATGGTGGGAAGCTTTAAGAAAGGCAAACAAAGAATTCAACTCTTTACAAGATGATGAGTTCAAGTTTAAAGAACTGAATTCTTTAGAACAAGCTGAATTCATCGAGTTTGATGAGTGGATGAAAGATGCTTATGGCGTGAAAATGCACTATGACCCCGATGGTAATTTAACAGCCACCTATACCGTTATAAACGAAGAGAAATGGCTTATATTTGTTTTACGATATTTTACAGGAGAATCTAATGGCTAGTGATATTATGATAGACATGGAAACCTTGAGCACATCTCCTAACTGTGTTATTCTAACGATTGGCGCGGTTCGGTTTGATCCTCGAGGAAATGGAGTAGCTGAAAAGTTAGAACTTAGGCCCACAATCGATGATCAATCTGAGAAATACAAAAGAGATATCAATGAAAAAACAGTCGAATGGTGGGGACAGCAATCACCTGAGGCAATTCACGAAGCGTTTGGAGAAGAAAACAGAATCTCATTCGAAGATTGTATGCAGCAATTGAGCAAGTTCTGCTGGAATAAAAGGGCAGTCTGGAGTAACGGTTCGACTTTTGACATTATTATTGCCGAAAATGCATTTGCTCAGCTTGGCATGAACAATCCTTGGCCATTTTGGAACGTCAGAGATTGTCGAACTATCTATGATCTTGCCAAAGTAAGACTAAGCGATGGTGGTAAAACTACATCGCACAAAGCAGTAGAAGACGCAGTGCGTCAGGTTGAATTAGTACAAGAAGCGTATAGAATTTTGAAAGCTTAACATGAAACCTACAGTGAATTCAGTTGGTGACGTAGACATCGATTTGGCAGATCGATCTAAGTTGCTGTCTGTAATTGACCATATTCCTGCTGCCATGAGAAAGCTGGAATCAATCCGCAAACACGCCACCGGTGTGCATGTTACCGATGTCCCCTATGACGCAGCCAACGAGATGGCCGCGATTGATTATAAAGATGCAGAAAATAGAGGTTATTTCAAATTAGAT